TAATGATATCTAATGTTCCCTGACCTCTTGGATGCTGTGAGTCAAGCTGCACATCTAACACACCGCCGACCTTCTTAGCAATGTTCTTGATTTTGTCATCAATAGGAAGTTCCGATATTTCTGACCATGACTCCAAGATTCGCTCTCTAAAATGTTCTACTTCTTCAATGTCTGCACCTTCCTTCTCAAGCCATCCGTCTTCATTTGAGACCGATTCGACACCTTCAAGATGAATCATTGATATCGTGATTCTTCCTGAAGAAACATTGTACTGGGCTCCGCTTTCTTCTGCTTCGACCAATACCTTTCCAGTTTTTTCTCCTGCTCCTATGACTGTGGTTTCCACAGCATAGAATTTCAATTCGTTACCATTTACATCTGGCGGAGTCTTGAACATGTGACCTTTTGTGACCTGAAGTGCATTTGCATACTCATCTCTGTATAATGTCACATATCCCCTTGTCTTTACTGCCTCAACTCTGCTCTTACCAAAGTCTCCTGCCTTAACTTCAAGCCAATCTTCATCTGCATGTAATATGAACAGATTATTGATGATTGACTGTGCAAGTTCCTTCAGTTCAATGTAGATGGTCACAAAGATTCTGATGATGATGTAGAAGATTCCACCCTTATTGAAGTTGTTGATTTTAAATCCTTTGTCAGACAACTCCTGTCTGATTGTTTCCATTTCTTCCTCCTCATCAGGAACAGGACAAACCTTGTTGAGTATTTCTTCGCTTATCATTCACTAACCACCTCCACTTCATCTGTGGATAACTCTATATTGTATTCATCATCGGAATTTTGTTTTGCGATTGTGACCTCATCAGTGATTACTCCATCTTCAAACTTCAGATTCTGCAATGTCTTTCCCTGATCAAGATACTCTCGTTTTGCAAGCTTACCGCCCACTCTCTGTTGAATCTCCATTCTGGTCAATCCATCATCATCATCTTCAGCGTGAACAAAATCAAGCATTCCAAAACCATAAGCTTCATCGCCATCTTTGTCCTCATAGAACAGTTCTCCCTCTTCGGTCTGTGCTTCCATTTTTAAATCTTGGTACCAACAATCATCTCCTGATACTGTTTGAAAGTCTCCATTTTCATCGGGTATCGGCTGACCATTCTCATCAAGCATGATATCTGTGTTGTCTTCCCCAACTATATTCATGGTTCATACCTCCCTAATATATAAAATCCGCTTCCACCATACAGAAGAATCACAACTGCAATATCATTCTTTTGCAGTTCAATCCCTGATTTCACGTTTGGGACTTCAGGAAAATCGTTATTATTACTCAAGTTTTTGTCAAGAATTTTGAGAGTGTACTGATACCCCTCTTCACTCTGCTCTGCTCTCACAACCTTTGCATACATTCCTGAAGGATGCTGCAAGTGTGGATATTTTTCTTTCATCTGTACATCAATCGTCTCTTTTACAAATGATTCCATCATTCCCGACATGCCATCAACCTCCTTTGAAATATATAAACATCCGAGTGAATCCATCTGAATTGCTTCGAGTTATTGTCTTTTCTACTGTTACGATGCCTGAATACTTGGAGTGAACAACTTCAACCTCTTGGCTGTGATGAATCCATGGTACTCCAAGAGTTTCTATCTCATAAAGCTCTCCGATCTTATTCAGGGAGAGAATGTTTTCACTCTCATCAAGAACATATATTTGTTTCTGTTCTGGTTTGCATCCCCAATAAAAAACTTTGTTCTGAAAAAAGAAATCCTCTTCAATGCCCCAATCACTATTGACCTGTGCTATCGCTTTGATTCCGTTCTGTTTGCTGATGATAACAACATCTCGCTTTCCGAACTCCTCATTTGACAACTGATACTCTGTGATTCCTGCTTGTGCAAGTACCCACTTTATAATGTCCTGTGGAGTACAGTCGAGAAATGTCTGTTTCACAGTAATTCTTTCAAGTTTAATCATGGCATCTCGAATCATAATCTCTTTCCAGTAGTCATTGCCAGACCTCCGGCAATACCCATTGAGAAGTGTATCAAAATCATCATCATATCCAAGCTCAACCTTTGCTTCTTCCATATCTTCATAAGTGACCAATCCCTCATATTGAGATGTCAACTCCACTATGCTCCAGTCTGCCCTGGCTGCTCTGCTACTGAATATCTCCACTTCCATTCCGCTTGTAATCTCATACTTGTCGGTTGTGATTCTAAACTCTGGACTTATCAATTTCTTATACCCCATCACTACCTCCTATTTTTTCAGATTTTTTGCTTTAGCCTTTGCCTTGGATGCGGATTTTTTCGCCTTTGCAGGACTCTTTGATTTACTCTTCTTGCTCTTAGATTTTTTATTCAGAGCTTTCTTTGTACTCTTTGCAACTGACTTTGCTTGTTTTTTGGCAGTCAGTTTGATTCCTGCTATCGTTGGAGCCAACAGCTCCAACGTAACAGTCCTACTACTTTCTGATATTACATTCTTAGACTGGAGCCTCTGAAAGTACACTTTTGAGATGCTTCTTGCAGCACAATCCTCATTGTATATCTTCAGGAGTTTTGCCTTTTTCTGTCCATAGGGTTTGAAGAGTCTTTGCATCTCGCTTATCTGTTCAAGCTGTGTCTTCGTTGCCGAATCTTCCAGGATAAAATCAATGGAGATTTTAGCTGCTTCATATCCTGTCGGCTGATTTGCTTTTGTCTTACCCTTGTCATCCTTTATATCTTCGATTGTTGCAGTTTCAGATATATCAATTCCTTTCATCTGACCTGACAGTTTAACACCGCCAAGTTTGATTAGGTTTTCTTGTACCAAAAGCATTCGACACCCTCCTTCCTACGCTGTGACTGGTTCATCGGTTGAGTTCTGTGCATCCTTCAGCTCATCAAGCAGTTTGTAAAGAAGCGGAAGATCCTGCAACTTGCTTATGTCAACTTTGATTTCAAGCTTCTGGATAACTGTTCCCTTTGAATCAGACCTATATTCCTTTGTGTCACCAGTTACTATTGTTTCACTCTCTTTTTTCTCAAGCGTTTTCGTTTCTTTTGAACTAATTGCCTGAACAATGGAGCACATCGTGGAGTTTCCGCCATCACTCTTCTCATCCATCTCGCCCTGGATAAACTTGTGGAGTTTATCCCATAATTTTGATAATGGAAGAATAGCCTCATCTCCGGCTTCTCCACCGCCCAAGAATTTTCCTCCGGCTGCACCAAAGATTGTCGGCTCGGTCATAACACCACCCTCTGCATACCATTTGATATCAAACTTCGGAAGTGAACCTTTTCCTGCTATTCCATAAGGTGCTTCTCCACCGCTTACACTGATATGTGGTATCTTCAAATCCGGAAGTTTCCAACTAAAATTGAAAGCTGATTTTATCTTCGATATTGCACCCGTCACAATGTTATGTGCAGCCTCCATCTTTTCATTGAATGAATTCTTAATTCCATCCAGGGCACCTGTTACTGTGCTCTTAACCTCATTCATCTTGCCTGTGAACTTCTCTTTGATAGCTGTAAGTTTTCCACCTGTCAGATTATCAACGAATGTAAGTCCAGATGTAAAATATCCTTTCACAGCCTCCTGTGCTGCCGCAACCACACCTTTAATGCCTCCACCATTGGATTCATAAGCATTCTTGATATTGTCGAGTTTGGACTTAGCTGTTTCAGCGGCTGCACCCATGATATTTCCAAAGAAACCTTTGACTGCATCTAATCCGTTGTGAATCGTATCCTTGATAGCTGATATTTTTTCCGTCGCATCAATGCCAACTGCACTAAGAGCACCGCCTATTGTATCTAAAAATCCATCTACAAACCCACCGATAAACGAAAGGATTGCATCGAATCCGTTGACAAAGAAATTTTTGAGGTCATCAACCGCATCCTTTGCATAGTCCATTGCTCCTGAAAAATCACCTTTGAACAGTGCAACAATCATATTGACCACATTTGTGGCAAACGATACAAGGCTCGAAAGGGCATTTGTAAGTGGCACCAATGCAGCTATAATTCCACGAATACCTCCCACTATCTGTCCAACTGCTAATGTTGCAATTGCTCCTGCTATGGTTCCAATAATCTTAAGTATTGGCTTGGATGCCTCATACAGACCTATCAGATTCTCTCCCAGGGTTTGAAGTGCCGGCTTAAGAGATTCCCATGTATTGAGTACCGCACCTTTTACCTGTTCAAACAATCCAATCCAGAAGTTTCTAAAAGCTTCCGACTTATTCCACAGAATGACGAACGCTGCCACCAAAGCAACCACCGCTAGGACTACCCACCCGATAGGCGTTCCCACAAATGCAGCACTTAACGCTGTCCAAACATTCTTCACTGTAGTGATTGCTGTCTTCGCAGACATCATTGCTTTTCCAACTGTTCCAATAACTCCCAACACAGAGCCAAGAACTACAAGTACCACACCCAGTCTCAGTGCAACATTCATCACAGTTGAAATCAACTCCCTATTGTTGTTGATCCATTCAGA